TAAAATCAGTTTCCAAACAAGGAAAACGAACTGTGAGACTCACACCGTCACAGGTTGCAATCGCTAAAAAATTAGGTGTGCCATTAGAAGAATACGCTAAATACGTGAAGGAGTAGCATATGAAAAATAAAACAAGAACCTCACGCTCATCTCAAACTAGAGAAAAAACTGCCAAAAGGCAGCCTTGGCGACCACCATCTAGATTAGACGCGCCACAAGCACCAGACGGGTTTCAGTATCGTTGGATACGTGCTGAGATTATGGGTCAAGAAGATAAGAAAAATGTTTCTTCTCGTATTCGAGAAGGTTACGAACTTGTCAGACTCGAAGAGTTAGGTGACTTCGATGCTCCGACCATTGAGGACGGAAAAAACGAAGGCGTTGTTGCTGTAGGTGGATTACTGCTAGCCAAAATACCCGTTGAAATTGCAGAAGAGCGTAAAGCTTATTTTGCAAGTCAAACTACAGATCAACAGCAAGCTGTTGATAACAATTTGATGAGGGAGCAGCATCCTAGTATGCCGATAGACAATCCGAGTAGGCAAACTAGAGTAGCTTTTGGCGGTGCCAAGAAACAAGATTAGTTTCTTTAACACTATTCATTGCCGGAATTAAATTTGGATTATTAACAATAACTAATAATTTATTAGTCTAAGGAGGACTATAATTATGGCAAATAAAGACGCAGCCTTTGGGTTTAGACCTACAAGGCATTTAAGTGGCGGTCAGATGCGTACTGAAGAGTATGCTATAGCAGCTAACTACGGAAGTGATATTTTCACTGGACAAGTAGTTGAAGCAGTAGCAGGTGGAGGTATTGAACAAGCAGCAGCTGGAGATACACAACAATTAGGTGTTTTCGGTGGATGTTTTTACACTGACCCAACAACAAGTAAACCAACATACAATGCGTACTATCCAGCAAGCACAAACGCTTCTGATATTGTTGCGTATGTTTACGCAGATCCTGATATTGTGTTTGAAGCACAACATGATGGAACTGGAACAGCAGCTATGAATCACTCAGCTATGGACTTTGCAGGAGTAACCGGTAGTACAACTACTGGTATTTCTACTTCTGAACTTGCTACCTCTACTTCTGGTACAGGTGCTGGATTCAAACAAATTGGAATCTCAAAAGATCCTGAAAATAGTGATACTAGTGCTGCGAATGCAAATGCTTATTGTGTATTTAGCACAGGCGAGCACGTGTATAAACTCATAACAGCAGTATAGGAAGGATTTAAACTATGGCTATTAATAGAGCACAACTTGCAAAAGAGTTGGAACCCGGTTTGAATGCACTATTCGGACTGGAATATAAAGGGTACGAGAATCAGCACGCTGAAATCTTTGACACCGAAAACTCTGATAGAGCTTTCGAGGAAGAAGTGATGTTGTCTGGCTTTGGTTCTGCATCAGTTAAACCAGAAGGTACTTCTGTTAACTTTGATTCAGCGACTGAGTCTTTCACAGCTCGTTACTCTCATGAAACTGTTGGACTTGCTTTCCAGATTACTGAAGAAGCTGTAGAGGATAACCTTTACGACAAAATCAGTACTCGTTACACGAAAGCACTAGCACGTTCCATGGCACACACAAAACAAGTTAAAGCTGCAAACGTTTTAAATAACGGTTTTGACTCTAACTTTAAAGGTGGAGATGGTGTTGAATTGTTTTCTTCAGCTCACCCGACTTCATCTGGTAACCAAAGAAACGAACTGGAAACACCTTCTGACCTTAACGAAACATCACTAGAGCAAGCAATGATTGACATTGGAGCTTTGGCTGATGACAGAGGTCTTAAGATCGCTGCTAAAGCACGTAAGTTGATTATACCATCAGCACTACAGTTTACTGCGGAAAGACTTATGAAGTCTGCAAACAGAACTGGCACTGCTGATAACGATATCAACGCTGTCGTTTCAAAAGGAATGGTGCCTGAAGGTTATGCGGTAAATAATTACCTAACTGACACGGACGCATTCTTTATTAAAACGGATGTGCCTAACGGAATGAAACATTTCCAAAGATCAGCGATCGCTACTTCTATGGAAGGCGACTTTGAGACTGGAAATATGAAATACAAAGCTAGAGAACGTTACAGCTTTGGTTTTTCTGATTGGAGAGGAATGTTTGCTTCTGAAGGAGCATAATAATTCTTTTTATTGAAGAACTTAAAAGGGGGCTTCGGCCCCCTTTTTATTTGCACATTCATATTTAAAAGCGTATAATCTACGCACTGCATATTTAATTTAGTTAGTATAGACTCGTGCAGTAGACATTCTCAAGACTATATTAACGGAAACGGAGACAACATTATGGCAACAACAACTTTTAATGGTCCGGTTAGATCGGAAAAAGGCTTTCAAGTAGCAACTAAAAACACAGCTACAGGAGCTATTACAACTAGACAAAGTTCAGGCATGCCTGACCTAACTGGTTTATCAATCTCAGATGTAGCAACAGCAACTAATTTAACATTAGCAGCTGACACTATTTCAGTGGTAAACTACACAGGTGCAGCAGCTGCAACTTGTACATTACCGGCAGCAACTCAAGGTTCAATTGTAATCTACTGTCAATCAAAAGACACAACTGGCGGAACAGCTACACTAGTTTTTGATGCAGCAGGTTCTGACGTTTGGGCAACTGGTTCAGTAATTGAATCAAGAGCTTCAAGTGAAGTAACTTTTGATACTTCTGCAGCAAGTGAAACTAAATTAACTTTTACACCAGCTAACGCAGCAACTAATTTGTTAACCACTGGTGG